TACTAGAGCTTCATTTAATTCTGCAGGTATAACATCGCAGGCAAATGTTTACTCAGGAGGTACTGGCGAGTTTAGAAATTATTCAGGTGTTTGGAAAGCTACAACAGGTCTTACTGGTAATGGGTTTCAATTTATAAACTCTGCTGATGGTACAGCTATGACATTATCGTCTACTGGTAATGCAACTTTTGCAGGCGGTGTTACAGCAACTACAATTAACACAGGTCAAGGAGCTACTGAGGTTTACTTAATGAACCAAAATGTAAGAACATCTGATAATGTTTCTTTTAACAGATTAACTATTGAGGGAACATATCCAAGAATATTTTTAACAGACACAAATCATAATGATGATTGGAGTATAATAAATAATGATGGTAGTTTTGGTGTTTATAATGACACTGACACTTCTTATGCTTTAACAATAGACGGTAGCAATAACGCAACTTTTGCAGGGTCAGTTGTTGCGCCTGATGTTTATGCTCAGAATCTTTATATAACATCTTCTGGTACTAGTGCTGTAAACAGAATTGATAATGATAATAATCAACTTTACATAACATATGGTGGTACAAGCAACCGTGCTTTAGAAATTTCTAATAGTAATGGTAACGCAACTTTTGCAGGTGATATTATACTTAATGATACTAAGAAGTTAAAGCTAGGTAATAGTGGTGCTGAAACTTCTATATATAGTGACGGTACAGATACATATATACAACAAACATCAGGTAATTTATATTTATATCAAGGTGCAACAAATAAAGATATTGTTTTCTATTGTGATGAAGATGATACTGATTTAGAAATAGCTAGATTTGACGGTAGTGACCAAGGTCTTAAATTTAAAGATGGCAAAAAAATCATCATGGGAGACAGTGGTGACATTCAAATACAATCTAACAATTCTAATCAATTATTTGATTTTTATAATTTAGGCAATGTGCTATTTAGACAACATTTCTTAGATGGTGATATGACTTTCCAAAGTGATGATGGTTCTGGTGGCGTCACTACATACTTTAAATTAGATGGTGGTAATGTAAATGTATCAGTTGCTAAAGATTTTCTTTTCCAGGACAATGTTAAAGCCAAATTTGGAAATGGTGGTGATCTGCAGATATATCACAATGGTAGTAATTCTTATATACAAGATGGTGGAACTGGTGGTTTAATTTTAAAAAGCAATTCTATTAAAGTAAATGATGATGGCGATGGAAATGCATTATTTCAAGTAGATGCAAGTGGTGATATAGGGTTAAAAGTTGAAACTGGAACTGGTAATTATATATTTGGTGATTCTGCTGCGCTGGGCACCGGTAATTTTTTAGAGGTGCAAGGTGGTGATAGTTTTGAATTTAAACTTTCTGACAGTGGTGTCTCAACAACTAAGTATGAAATAAACCCAGCAAGTAATTTTACTAGACATAAAGATGATGTACAAGCAAGGTTTGGTGATGGTGATGATTTAAAAATATATCATAATGCTTCAAATTCTATTATAGAAAATAACACAGGTGATTTAATATTAAAAAATAACGCTAACGACAAAGATATAATATTTCAATCAGATAACGGCTCTGGTAGTACAACTACATACTTTTTATTAGATGGTAGTATTGCACCTGGCACTGGTTCAACTTTTACTAGATTTCCAGATAATAGTAGAGCTGTTTTTGGTACTGCTAGTGATTTACAAATATATCACGATGGTTCAAATTCTTATATTGAAGAAATAGGAACAGGAGACCTTATAATATCTGGAGATAATGACGTAATGATTAAAGATCGTTCAGGTAATTTACTATTTAATGGTAATGCTAGTAACAGTGTTGAATTATATTTTGGTGGAAGTAAAAAGTTTGAAACAACAGGTAAAGGAATTAGTGTAACAGGAGATATAGAGTTAACGGGTAATATAGAAAATAGAAGCATCCCTATGGTAATTCATGCGTCTTTTGATGATACAACATCTTCTACAAGTAATTTAATAATACCATTAGCAGGAAGTATAACAGAAACAACTGTATCAGGTGCGTCTGCACCACACTTCTTTATTATTCCATACGCATGCGTATTAAAAAAAGTAATAATGAAAACAGTGGATGGCTCTATAAGCTCCTCGTTCACAACAGAATTAAAAGCTTATAAAAATGGTACAGTTACATTCAATTCTTCAAGTGGGGAGTTGACACATGTAAGCTCCTCAGTGTCATGGACGCCTACTGCTAACAGTGATATTACATACGCAGCTGGTGATAAATTTTCTTTAGTTTATCAAAAAAGTGCAACTTTTAAATATTGGCAAGATGTTGCAGTAACAATAGTATTTACGTTAACAGATTATGATATATAAGATATGGGATATTTTGAAAATTTAAATATAGATAATTACAACCTTGACACTGATGGAGAGGTAAGATATATAGATGGAGCGATTAGATTTGTTCCTTGGATGCAGGGAACAAATGACCCTATATACCAAGGGTGTTTAGCTGATTTATTAGCGTTAGATTGGACTGGCTATCAATTATATTTAGTTGGTGGCTTGTTAGAGGGTTGGAAAACTACAGATATAGATATTTGTATTACAGGAGATATAGGCGATAATCTATCAACTTTAATGGAAGATGCAACAAAGTTAGGGCCATTTGATATATACTATGTTAAATCTTTGGATGAAATAAGAGGCAATGCAAATAGGATATGGGAATTTGCAAAACATATTGATAGAAGAGGTGCTAGAGCTCCTAGATGGCACGGTCAATGGAAAAGCGACGGTTTATTTTGGATGTGTGAAAAATTTCCAGATAAAGGTAGAACTTATGATGCACAACCTTTACTGTTAAATTAATAAAAGTAAAAATTACGTAAAATACGTAATGATATAAACATAAGTAATAACAATTAAAATTAAATTTTATGGCAAAGAAAACAGATGATTTAAAAATCACAGACGAAGAATTAAAATTAATTCAAGAACAAGTACAAGTTATCAATAATTTGCAAATGCAAATTGGAGGTTTAGAAATGCAAAAACAGCTTGCTGTGCTTACAGTGCAAAAGTCACAAGCTCAGTTACAAGAATTACAAAATACGCTTGAAGAAAAGTATGGCAAAGTATCTGTAAACTTAACTGACGGTACTATAAAAGAAATTGAAGAAGATGAGCCTAGTAAGGAAGATTAGTATTGGTAGAGATTATAAAAATGATGCAATGCACTATTCTGTTGGCCAAGAAGTATATGGCGGGCATATTATAGATTCAATTGTTGAAGAAGATAATAAGTTTTCTATCTTTATTAAAAAAGGTAAAGAAGTATTGCCATGGAAAGATTTTAATAAGAACATGGCAATTGCAGTTGAATATAATTTAGAATATTAATGCAAAGCTTATTTGATTTTATAATCAAACCAAAAAAAGAACGATACGACAATATAAAACAAATTGGTGATCAAGAGCTGGTTTTAAATTCAGAAATATCTAGTCACCAATATGTTAGTCGTGTTGGTATTGTTCTCGCTATTCCTAAAGCTGAAGATACTGATATAAAAATTGGCGATGAAGTTATTATACATCACAATGTTTTTAGAAGATGGTACGATGTTAAAGGCAGAGAAAGAAATAGCAGAAGTTATTGGGAAGAAAATAAATATTTTGTTAAATCAGACCAGATATTTTTATACAAAAGAAATAATAAATGGCACGCACCTAAAGGTTATTGTTTTGTAAAACCAATTCAATCAAATGATATATTATTAGAAAAAGAAGTTCCATTAAGAGGTATTGCTAAATATGTTGACAAAGAACTTAAAGATATAAATGAAGGTGATTTAGTTGGGTTTACGCCAAGCAGTGAATTTGAATTTATTGTTGATGGCGAAAGATTGTATAGAGTATTAAGTAATTCAATATCTATTAAGTATGAACGTCAAGGAAACGAAAAAGAATATAATCCAAGCTGGACAGAAAGCAGTAGATGAGCTAATTAAAGTTGCTAAAGAACCTATTGTTGATTCAGATGATGATATATCTGCTGACAGATTAAAAAATGCAGCAGCTACAAAAAAACTTGCAATATTTGATGCATTTGAAATACTGAATCGCATTGAAGAAGAAAAAGCTTTATTAGATAATAAACCTTTAGAAAATAAAGAAAAAAGTTTTTCAGGGTTTGCAGAAAGAAGATCTAAATAATGTATAAGCAAACGTTGTATAGCATTATAGAGCCTATAAAAATCAATACAATTAAAAGGCTTAATAAAGCAAAAAAGTGGAAATACGGCTATAATAAAGAGCATGACGTCATTGTTATAAGTAAGACGGGGATGATTGGTGAAATATATCAAATACAAAATCTTAAAATAGCTTTACCAAAACAACCAAAACAAGTATTTAAAGGTAATGATAAATGGGAAGCTCAAGAGTACCCAAAAGAATTACAAAAAATAAAAACAATATTTGACTGGAGAGAACTACCGGCAGATTTTAAAAATAGATGGCATGCGTATATCGATAATGAATTCACTAAAAGAGAAGAGGGTTTTTGGTTTTATAACAAAGGCACTCCTACTTACATTAGTGGCACTCATTACATGTACTTGCAGTGGACTAAGATTGACGTCGGGAAGCCAGAGTTTAGAGAAGCAAATAGATTATTCTTTATTTTCTGGGAAGCTTGTAAGGCAGATCCACGATCCTATGGGATGTGTTACCTTAAGAACAGGCGTTCCGGGTTTTCTTTTATGGCATCAGGAGAGACTGTTAACTTGGCAACCATATCAAGTGACAGTAGGTATGGTATATTATCAAAGTCCGGTGCCGATGCCAAGAAGATGTTTACAGATAAGGTGGTTCCCATCTCTGTTAACTACCCATTCTTTTTCAAGCCCATCCAAGACGGAATGGATCGTCCAAAAACCGAGCTTGCCTATCGTGTCCCAGCCAGTAAGTTTACCAGACGTAAGCTTACCGCCAACGAAGCCGTTGAGGATATACAAGGACTGGACACGACCATCGATTGGAAAAATACCGGTGACAATTCCTACGATGGAGAGAAGCTTGCCCTCCTCGTACATGATGAAGCCGGCAAATGGGAGCGCCCCGAAAACATTCTTAACAACTGGAGGGTCACGAAGACCACGTTAAGATTAGGTAGTAGAGTTATAGGAAAATGTATGATGGGTTCAACAAGTAACTCAGCGGATAAAGGTGGAGAAAACTTTAAAAAATTATACCATGATTCAGATGTTACTAAAAGAAACCGCAACGGACAGACTCGTTCGGGATTATATAGTTTGTTCATTCCTATGGAATGGAATTACGAAGGATTCATTGATTCTTATGGATTACCTGTATTCGACACCCCAGATGCAATCGTTCAAGACCCCTATGGCGATGAGATTACAACAGGAGTTATCGAACATTGGGAAAACGAAGTTGAAGGTTTAAAACAAGATCAAGATGCTTTAAATGAATTTTATAGGCAGTTTCCAAGAACAGAAGAACATGCGTTTAGAGACGAAACAAAGAATAGTATATTTAATCTAGCAAAAATTTACGAGCAAATTGATTACAACGATGAAGTCGCAAATCTGTCGCAAGTTACCGTTGGCAGCTTTACGTGGCAAAATGGAATTAAAGACACAAAAGTCCAGTTTACGCCAAATCCTAACGGAAGGTTTAAAATCAGCTGGGTTCCGAATGTAGAACAACAAAATAATATTATAATTAAAAATGGCATTAAATATCCAGGCAACGAGCATATGGGTGCTTTTGGTTGTGATAGTTATGATATATCAGGAACAACAGATGGCCAAGGATCAAAAGGTGCATTACACGGTTTAACTAAATTTAGTATGGAAAATGCTCCTGCAAATCATTTCTTTTTAGAATATATTGCTCGACCACAGACCGCTGAAATGTTTTTTGAAGATGTATTAATGGCACTAGTATTTTATGGAATGCCATTGCTTGCAGAAAATAATAAACCTAGATTATTATATTATTTAAAAAGAAGAGGCTATAGGGGTTATTCTATGAATAGACCCGACAAAGCTAAAAATAAATTATCAATTACAGAAAAAGAAATAGGTGGCATACCTAATTCGAGCGAAGACATAAGACAAGCTCATGCCGCCGCAATTGAAACATATATCAACGATTATGTTGGTATTATTAATGAAGGACAATATGGAACACTGTATTTTAATACAACATTAAATGATTGGGCTAAATTTGATATAAATAAAAGAACAAAATTTGATGCTGCTATTAGTTCTGGGCTTGCTATTATGGCATGTAATAAGAATAAGTACAAACCACATGCGACTAGAGTTAAACCAAAACTTAATATTAATTTTTCAAAATACGAAAATAAAGGTACTATATCTAAAATAATTAAAAATTATGGCTGAATCAGTTATGCAAAATTACTTTCCAAGTCAAACGGCTAGCGATGACAAAAAGTTATCTATGGAGTATGGTTTAGAAGTTGCTAAAGCTATAGAAAATGAATGGTTTAAAAGATCATCTGGTATAAACAGATATTTACATAATCAAAATAATTTTCATAAACTAAGGTTATACGCAAGAGGAGAACAAAGTATACAAAAATACAAAGATGAATTATCTATTAATGGCGATATGTCTTATCTTAACTTAGACTGGAAACCAGTTCCTATTATACCTAAGTTTGTAGATATAGTAGTTAATGGTATTGCTGAAAGAACTTATGATATAAAGGCATATTCTCAAGATCCTTATGGTGTTCAAAAAAGGACTTCATACATGCAATCTTTAATGGTTGACATGGAAACTACAACAATAACAGATTTTATACAACAAAACTTTGGTATAAATTTATATAATACACCTAAAGAAAGCTTGCCAGCAAATGATGAAGAATTGCAACTACATATGCAATTAAATTATAAACAAGCTATAGAAATTGCAGAAGAGCAAGCTATTACAACAGTTTTTAATCAAAATAATTATGAATTAATAAAGAAAAGATTTTATTATGATTTAACTGTATTAGGTATGGCTTGTGTTAAAAATGTTTTTTCACAATCAGAAGGTATTAAAATAGAATATGTAGACCCTGCTAATTTAATTTATTCACATAGTGAATCACCTTATTTTGATGATTTATATTATGTAGGAGAAATGAAATCTATAAATATAAATGATTTAAAGAAGGATTTTCCTGAATTAACTAATGAAGATATTAAAGAATTAACTAAAAACGGTAGTAATAAATATAATACAAATAGATATACTCAACAATATGATAAAAAAGATAATAACTTTATAGAGGTTTTATATTTTAATTATAAATCATATATGAATGAAGTATATAAGGTAAAAGAAACTGCTAGCGGAGCAGAAAAAATTATTAAAAAATCTGATGCTTTTAATCCACCTATAACTGAAGGTTTAAAATTTGAAAGAATTGCAAGAAATATAGAAGTTCTTTATGAAGGCGTATATATACCAGGAGCTAGAAAGCTTTTAAAATGGAATCTTTGTGAAAATATGTTGCGTGAAAAAAGCGATGCTAATAAAGTTAAATTAAATTATTCTTTAGTTGCACCAAGATTATATAATGGTAAAGTTGAATCATTAGTAGGTAGAATAACAGGTTTTGCTGACATGATACAATTAACGCATTTAAAAATACAACAAATATTAGCAAGAATGGTTCCTGATGGTGTTTACGTTGATGCAGATGGATTAGCTGAAGTAGACTTAGGTAATGGAACAAATTATAATCCACAAGAAGCATTAAACATGTTTTTTCAAACTGGTAGTATAATTGGTAGATCTTTTACTTCTGATGGAGATATGAATCCTGGTAAAGTTCCTATTCAAGAAATAAATAATTCTGCAGGAACAAATAAATTAGCAGCTTTAATTAGTACTTATAATTATTATATGCAAATGATTAGAGATGCTACAGGATTAAATGAAGCAAGAGACGCTAGTACTCCTGATAAGAATGCATTAGTTGGTATTCAAAAATTAGCAGCAGCAAATAGTAATACAGCAACAAGACATATATTACAAAGCGGTTTATTTTTAACTGCTGAAACTGCAGAAAAAATAGCATTAAGAATATCTGATGTATTAGAATATTCACCAACCGCTAATGCTTTTATACAAAGCATAGGTGCTCATAATGTTGCTACATTAGCAGAATTAAAAGAATTACACCTACATGATTTTGGTATATTTATTGAATTAGAACCAGATGAAGAAGAAAAACAAACATTAGAAAATAATATTCAAGTAGCAATAGGACAAAATAATATTGAGCTAGAAGATGCTATTGATATAAGAATGATTAAAAATGTTAAATTAGCTAATCAATTATTAAAGCTTCGTAGAAAGAAAAAATTACAGAGAGATCAACAAATAGCTCAGCAAAATATACAGGCACAAGCGCAAGCAAATGCTCAGGCTCAGCAAGTAGCTGCACAAGCAGAAGTTCAAAAACAACAAGCTTTAACTCAAAGTAAAATTGAATTAGAACAAGCTAAAAACCAAATGGATATGAATAAGCTAATGCAAGAAGCAGATTTAAAGAAAGAATTAATGATGTTAGAATTTGAAATGAATATGCAATTGCAAGGAGCAAAAAATAATATTGAAAAAGAAAAAATAAAAGAAAAAGAAGATCGTAAAGATGAGAGAACTAAAATACAAGCTACTCAACAGAGCGAACTAATTAATCAACGTAAAAATAATTTACCTCCAAAAAGATTTGAATCAGGCGGTAATGATATTTTAAGCGGTGATTTTGGCTTAGGTGCATTTGAACCTAGGTAATATATAAATTGTATAATCATATAATATTTTATTATGGCAGAAAAAATTAAAGCAACAGTTGTAGAGACTGAAGAAAAGTCAATACAGGAAAAAGAACAAGAAGTACAAAAAAATACTGGATTTGATGAAGAGTCTGGTATGTATAAAGTAGATTTATCACAACCTCCAAAACAAGAACAAGATGCCGTTCAAGAACAAAAAACAGAAGATAGCGTGTCTAGCGGAAGCAGCGAGAATGAAGAAGCTGGGGAAGAAGCCGAAGTGGGACTGCAAGAAATACGAGAAGAAGAAGAAGTAGTTGAAGAACCAAAAGAAGAAACGGTATTAGAAGAAATTACAGATGAAGAGAATACAACTGACAATACAGGAGTGGAAGGAAGCGCTGAAGTTGCCGACCCCACACCGCAACAAGAAGAAGTATTACCGGAAGTTGAAGCACAAGAATCAGTAGACTATCCAGAAAATATTCAGGATTTAGTTAAGTTTATGAATGAAACTGGTGGTACACTAGAGGATTATGTAGCATTAAATAAAGATTACGAAAAATTTGAACAAATGGATTTATTGCACGAGTATTATACTCAGGCAAAACCACATTTATCAGTAGATGAAATTGCATTTTTAATTGATGATAAATTTTCATATGATGAAGAAGTGGATGATCCAAAAGATATTAAAAGAAAAAAATTAGCATTTAAAGAAGAAGTTGCGCAAGCAAAAAGTCATCTTGAAAATCAAAAAGCTAATTATTATAAAGAAATTAAAGCTGGGTCAAGATTAACACCTGAAGCCCAGAAAGCTATAGATTTTTTCAATAGATATACTGAAGAAACTGAAGCTAATGAAAAAATAACACAATCTCAAAGAAATGTGTTTAACAATAAAACCAATTCGCTTTTTAACGATAATTTCAAAGGTTTTGAATATAATGTCGGAAATAAGAGATTTAGGTTTAATGTGAAAAATGTAGATAAGGTTAGAGAGACTCAAAGCGACATCAATAACTTTACTAAGAAGTTCTTAGATAAAGAAAATAAGATGGCTGATGCTCCTGGTTATCATAAAGCTTTATTTACCGCGATGAATTCTGACGCAATAGCTCAACATTTTTATGAGCAGGGAAAAGCAGATGCTATTAAAGAATCTGTTAAGTCTGCAAAAAATATCAACATGGACCCACGATCAGGGCATCAAGAGGTTGAAGTTGGTGGCATAAAAGCAAGAGTTTTAGGAGAAGATTCATCTGGAATTAAACTAAAATTAAAAAACTATTAAAACTTTTGAAAAATGGCAAACAATAATGTTTCATTTGCTGGCCCGGTGGCCGGCAGTATAGTTACTCCTTCAGCTCAGAAAATGACGCTATCGAGCAACTATTTAAACTTTCATGGTTCAGGTGGTGCAAACTGGTCACAGCAGTATTTACCTGAATTATATGCTCAAGAAGTTGAAAGATACGGAAATCGTTCTGTTTCTTCTTTCTTGAGAATGGTAGGTGCTGAAATGCCTATGGCTTCTGATCAAGTTATTTGGTCTGAGCAAGGTAGATTACACCTAGCTTATAATGGTCAAATCAATCCAGTAACTGGAGTGGTTGATACTATTACAGGAATTGACTCTGGTGCAACAGAGGCTCATGCAATCAGAAAAGGAGCTACAGTTGTAGCTGTTGTTAACAGTATTGTATTTAAAGCTTTTGTTAAAGTTGGTGTTGAAAATTCTTCTTCCGAATTAACAATCGTACCTTACGGTGCTGAAAATGTTGATGATTTGGCTGGTATCGCAACAACTGACAACCAAGTTATTAAGTTCTTTGTTTATGGTTCTGAATTTAACAAAGGTACTGACAGCATGACTGAATCTGTAGAGCCTGTGTTCAAATCTTTCACTAACAAGCCAATGATTATCAAAGATCACTTTGAAATTTCTGGTTCTGATACTGCTCAAATTGGGTGGGTTGAAGTAAGTGGTGAAGCTGGACAAGCTGGTTACCTATGGTATATGAAGGCTGAAGGGGATACTAGAGTAAGATTCGAAGACTATTTAGAAATGACAATGATTGAAGCAGAAAAATCTGATTCAACTGCTGACGCGGTGGTTCCAGATGGATCTGAAGGTTTATTATCTGCAATTGCAAACAGAGGTATTGTTGCAACGAATCAATTTGATTCTTCTACAACTGCTCCTGATAAGCTTGCTGAGTTTGATTTATTATTAAAAGAATTAGACAAGCAAGGTTCAATTGAAGAAAATATGTTATTCTTAGATAGAGACGCTAATCTTTATATCGATGACTTACTTGCTGGATTAAACCCACATGTAACAGGCGGTGTAAATTACGGTGTATTTGAAAACTCTGCCGATATGGCGCTTAATTTAGGTTTTACTGGATTTAGACGAGGTTCTTATGATTTCTACAAAACTGACTGGAAATATCTTAACGATGCTTCTACAAGAGGTTTAGTAGGTGGATTAAAAGGGCTTTTAGTACCTGCTGGTACATCTTCAGTTTATGACCAACAATTAGGCAAAAACGTTAGAAGACCTTTCTTACACGTAAGATATAGAGCTTCTGAAATGGATGATAGACGAATGAAATCTTGGATTACTGGATCAGTTGGCGGAGCTACTGCATCAGGTATTGACAAAATGGAGATTCACTATCTTTCTGAAAGATGTTTAGTAACACAAGCTGCTAACAACTTTATCAGATTTGACTCTTAACAATTAATATAAAGGAATGGGTGCTTCGGCACCCTGCCCTTTTATTTTAAACTTTTATTATATTATATTATGGAAAAAACAAAAAAATCACAACCTGTTAAAGAGGTTGTAACAAAACCTGTAGAGGTTAAAAAAGAAATAAAAAAACAATACAAAGACAAAGTGTATGAATTAAATTTAAACAATACACCTATTGTATATGTATTAAAAAGCAGAGGACTTTATTGGTTTGATGAAGAGTTAGGATATGAAAGAGAAATGAAATATTGTGAAAATCAAAGAACAATATTTGTAGATGAAATGCAAGGTGTACAAAGATTGAGTCATATTATTTTTAGAGATGGACAATTATTTGTTCCAAAAGAAAAACAAACATTACAAAAATTTTTAGATTTGCACCCATGGAATGGTCAAAAATTTAAAGAATATAATCCTGTAGTAATTGCAGAAAATGATATGGAATATCTTGAAGCTGAAATTAAAGCATTAAATACAGCCCAAACTTTAGATGTTGACAGAATAGAAGCTATATTAAGGTCAGAGTACGGAAATAAGGTATCTAACATGAGTTCTAAGGAGCTTAAAAGAGATGGCTTAATATTTGCTAGGCAAAATCCTTATTTGTTCTTAGAATTAGCAAATGATGAAAACATAAATATTAGAAATGTTGGAATTAAAGCTACTGAAATGGGCATTATAAAACTTTCTAATGATCAAAGAACATTTATGTGGGGCACAAATGATAGAAAACTTATGACAGTTCCATTTGATGAAAACCCATATTCTGCTTTAGCGGCATATTTTAAAACCGATGAAGGTGTTGAAGTATACCAAACAATTGAAAAGAAACTAAAGTAAACAAAATGTAGGTAAAGGCCTGCTTTTGTAGGCCTTTAACCTATAATAAAAATATAATGGCAGTAAACGTAAATACAGTATACCAAAGAGTATTAGCTATAACAAATAAAGAACAACGAGGCTATCTTACACCTCAGGAGTTTAATACTATTGCAAATCAAGCGCAGCTTGATATATTTGAGCAGTATTTTTATGACTTAAATCAGTTTGGTAGAATACCTGGTAATCAAACAGACTATGCTGACATGTTAAATATA